CTGACAATAAGGTCATCACCGAAACTGCGTGCTGAATGATCTCCGCACGCTCGAGCTATAGCTGTAAACAACACAGTTTCTAGCTCAAAGGTGAACCCGTTGCCCATAGATGAGAACTTCTCATTTTCTATGATAGGCGACCTATATCCGTACTCGTCGAATTTGTGTTTGTAATTTTCGAATACAGATGAAACGTCAGTATATTTTGACCGACAAAGATCCAGCACCCTGTACCATTCTTCTGGTAGTAATGCTTTCACTAAGCCGACCGAGATTGTATCGCTAGCCATCGACATATCAATTGTAGCTAATTCACCGCTTATAGAACTTTCTTTTGCAAGTTCACGATGAATATCACTAGCCACATCGATGTCAATTCCAATCCTACGCAACCTGTTCTTTAAGTGTAGCCCAAAATAACGCTGGGTGTATGCATTAACTAAAGGTTCAATGCAGATCCCCCTGTGCGTTTTATAACTTTTGGGAACCATATGAAACTGGTTTGCTTCTACGTAGGTTAGCTGATCACTAGAACCCCAGCAGTCCCTTAGACGTGCTGGGAGCGAGTTGTAAAAGACTTCGCAGTCTCTAGTGATAGTGGGATATTTTGTATTGAGTTTTTCGTAAATACTCGATTTTGTTCTTGGAATACGTAAGTTTGCTCCGGGGCCAAATTTTCCTTCAATATAAAGTAAATCCGGCACAGGACCTAGAATACGTGATACAATGCGTTTTGTTTTACGCAGGAATTTGTACCACTTTAGGTCAATGTCGACATGGTTTACGTCGACTTTCCAGAAGCGAAGATTAGTTGCTCGGCACATAGATTCAGCTAATAAGAAGCTTTCAATACATGCTTCGCCTTGATCACGATCGATTGGAAGGTAATCTGCCTTCTTAATTATATCAAACGCGCATCTAGCTAATCGGTGTCTTTTAACGTACATCCATTTACGTTGATCAATCGATCCTAGTATCGAATCGACAATATCCCAGCGATCGCGCTCAACAGCTTTAACGAGCGCTAATGCACAAGGGTTTCCAAGGTCTTTCCAGTATTGTATTAAGACTGCCTTAGTATCGTGTGATAACATAATGCAACTCCAGTAGAATCAACAATTAATAGTAACCTTCACCAGTGACAACCGCGTCTTTGATTTGCGTAGATGCTAATGTATTTAGAATAGCATTGGCAATATCGGCGCGTTGCTCATCGGTAAGAATGTCAGGAAGAACCATTGTAAAATTGAATGGTACTCGACCTTTCTCAGTTACTAAACAACTGTTAGAACTCCCGTCACAAACAATAGGTACATAACCTGCCACAATAAAGCGATCAGCTGTATTAGCCTGATTTCTTTTATAGTGGTAAGATAAGTTGCCTTGTGCAAGACGGCTGGAAACACCTAATGGGGCAAGCGATTCGCCTCGCCAACGAGCGGGTTCATTCGCGCCACCGGGTGTTGTTGCATTCCACGTATACTTTTC